AGACGTTGCAGCTCTTGGAAGCTAGCATCGTAGACGCCGCGCCGTTTCAGCGCTTCTGTTAGGCTGGCAATCCGCTGTGTGATCAGATCCAGTTCGTGAATCTGGTCCTCATAGCTGAAGATTTCAGGGACAGGCAGCGAGGTGTCGGTGGTCGATATGGCGTAAAGAGGCTCCGGCATAGGCCAAAAGCCATCAAGATTATAAGGATCGTCGAACTCGTCCAGTATCTCATCATGGTTCAGCACTACAAAAAGTTGCTTCTGGCTGCGCCTGTCCCAGATCTCATAGACCTCAGCACGATCCGGCTGCTTGTCGTCATCATAGCCGCCATCATCGCCGTGATAGCTGAGCGGGATCATCTCCCCCTTTGCGCCATAGACCTCAACCAGCTCATCGCGGGTCATTAGGTGCCGGAAGCCAATCCATGAGGTGTCATCCCAGCATCGTGCCGGTGACATAACAAAATCTTGCCAGTGGACATATTCACAGCGCACTGATTGCTCAGCAACAAACTCAACCGGGTCACCAAGCATAAACGGTCCCATCGGCCCTTGCTGTACCTGGCTTTGCTCTACCTCATTGCCTTCAGCGTCCACAAAACGCTGGCCGATTTGCACTTCACCCAGTTGCCCTGGGGCAACCTCCCCCACACCCGTGATTGGCGCAACCCTGACAGGGAGAACTTCCGGGTCACCCTCAATCACCACCGGCTCGTAAACCAGCCTGATGACACCGCGCCCTACTATGAGCATGTCTTCGATAGCCCTGCGAACAGTGGCATCAAAGTTGTAGACATCAAGCTGATATTGGAGCGCCCGTTCTAGTACCGTGCTTACTGAACGGGCAACCGGATCACTGTCCCTGAAACGCCGGCTCACCTTGGGCTTTGGCGTTTTGAAGTACAGCGCTGATTTCAAAGTGTCGACATTGCTATAGAAGATGTTCATCCGCACGTCGCGCTGCATCCGCTCAGGATGGTCGTCGCGATAGCGCTCAATGATATCGTGGCAACGATTGCGCCAGTTCTCTTCAAACCGACGCGCACGCATAATCTGATGATGCCAGAACCGCGCCCGTTCTAACTTGTCGGTCGGCTCTTTTTCAAAGCTGTAGCTTTCCACTTACAATCTCCAGCCCTTGGGCTTGCTGGCATACTCAAGGCCGGCCATCATTTCCTCGATGGTCGGCTCCCGCCACGGGTCTTCATCAATCTCTGGAGCGCGGCGCTGATACGGCCTCGCCATGCAAGCGTAACGAATGTCATCCGCCGCATGATCTTCCTGAGTCGTGTCAATGTCCTCAACCCTGTGCTTGTCGTGCGTAAGCACTGGCAACGTGCGGATCGTGTCCGTACACTCGCTAGAAACAAAAAGCATTGGGCAACCATCATCACCAATCAGGCGCTGGCGCACCTGGTCCCAACCGGCCACCCTGCTGTTATCTGCCCTGCGGAAGCGTATCCCCATCTTCGACAAGCGCTCACCGATCGAGGGGCCGCCGTCGAACTTCCAGATGCTGGGATCACCGACACTAAAATCAATCCGCTCATGCCCTTCACGGCTGCGGATGCCAGCGCCAACCTCTTCTGCAGTCATTCTCAAGCCCCGATTAGGGCCGGCAGCGCCATACCATTCTCGATATCTAATTAGCGCCCCATCAGGAAAATCTGGGTCATCATCAGCAACCGCCCACCAGCCAACGCTGAACGGCGAGGCAGAACCCCAGTCAAAGCTGCGGAACTTTGTCCAATGCTCAGGGATGTCAAACGGCCTGATGACATGCAGATCGCGGTTCCAGACATCGCCAAAGAACGAACCTACAACCAGATCCCAGTCGCCTTCACGCAACGCCCTGGCCAACTCCTCCGGCAGCGCCGAGAAGCTAGAGGCATATGAGGGGTCGATATACTTGTTGTCCGACATCCTTGCCGGGATATACATAGTCAACCAGCCGCGATCCTTGGGGTCATTCGGATCACGCATGGTGTGGTCGTAAAAATACTGTTCTGCCGGGGCTGGGTCGATATACAGCGCCTTCAAGTAATTGTGGCTCTGACCACCAGGGTTGGCCGTCATTACCAAGCGCGGCAGTAAATGGCGCTGGCTTTCCTTTGGCTGAAAGTTGCCCAAGCGCATCCGGCTTTTAATGTAGCCAAGTTGGTAGGGTGTTAGCTGTCCTGCCTCATCAGCCAGCGCGATATGTATCTCTGTTCCCTGAATCCGATCACAGTCGCTGTCCCGCTCCAGATACTGGAACTGGATCGAGCTGCCATTAAAGAACTCATAGCGCTTGCGCGTCTCATTGTAGTTGCCAAGCTCTCGCGGCAGCTCACGCTTTAACGGCTGTATATGGTTGGCATCCAGTTCAGGCAGCGATCGCCTGAAAATAAACGCCTGCAAACCTGGGTTCTCCAGACAAAAGCCGATCAGGTCATAACGCCCCGCATGGCTCTTGCCGCCACCAGCAGCGCCGCCAAACAAGATCTGCTTGGCGCGACACTTGTGGAGCAACGCCTGCTTTGGCTGCGGGTCATAGTCGATCTTGATGGTTTTAGGCATTATCGGAAAATGCCCAAATCTTGGCGCACACCTTGCAGCAACCCTGGGTCTACCCCAAGGTTGGCTACTGCTTCATCAGGTAGCGTTAAGAGTTCTCTTGCAACTGCTGCAAGTTGATCGGGAGCAAGTGGTCGCGTACCAGCTCCTGCGCCCCCAGGATTTCCTGCTGGGAC